AGATGTGCAATTTCTGGCACACCTTCAGGTACTTTAGTTTCAGATACACCTATAGGAAACTTATTGCCTCCAAAGATAACATCTACTAATTGACCAAATGCTGCTAGTACTTTTGTTTTAGTTACTTTTACAAAGACTCTAGATTTTTCTGATTCTCTAAATTTAACATTCTTAGGATAGAGTCCACGATAGTTGTGGTATGCTGTCATCCATCTTCCTTCATCAGCATCTCTAGCCATTTCAGCAGAAGAGAATCTATCTTGAATAAGTCCGGCAAGGCGATTATTTAAATCCTCTTCAAGATTTAAAGACATTCCTTCTTCATTGTCTACTTCTTCAAAATAAATGCCATCAGCATTTTGTATTAAACTATTCTTTTCTTCAGCCATATTAAAACCTTAAAAAACCACGAACGCCACTATAAGCAGCGTCCATGATTAAAGAGTTACAATCTATTGATCAGGTGTTGAACCCATGTGTAAGAACTCAACTAAGTAAGTTACAGTTGTTGCTGCTGTAGCTAGATCAGCCCCTATTGGAGTTAATCGTGCATGAAGTGTTCTTGCAGCAGCAGTATACAAAGTACTTGCTATTACAATAGCTTCACTAGTTGCAGGGCCACCAACTACACCTGCGGTTACACCTGTACCAACAAAAGCGTTAGCAGCATGACCGTGTGAGTTTTGGATAATATACAAAGGTGCATTAGCTGTCCAAGTAACTGCTGAACCGCCATCATCTAGGATAGCTTTTGTTGCTATAATTTGACCGCCACCTGCCGCTGTACCTAAACTAAAATCAACATCATTACCGCTACTTCCTCCAGTAACAATATTACCTGCGGGTATAGCAATAAGATTACGAATTATTGTATCAGCAGGTTGTGTAAAACTAACATCAGTGTTTGTATCATCTGTTACTGCAATAGTTCCTGTAGTTACAGAAGTCATAGAGGTAAGCATATTCGCTGCCATCTCTCTTACATCACCTGTTCTAGCAGAATTTCTACCTGTATCTCTTACATTATATACTGGATTTGCCATTGGTTATTTCCTCGCTTGAGTTATAAATTATTTTACTAATAGCCAAAATCACTATCAGCCGGGGTATAAGCCTGTTCCAAATGCAGATTTCTTATTCTACTAAAAGAATCTTGTATTCTTGGTCTAGACATTATTAAATAGCGCAGAGCATCATAAGCATGATCTGGCGCATGTGTATCTACATCTTCCGGGTTAGTACGATCCAGAGGAATACTTTGTAGCTCACGTATCAGGTTAGGGCAATTGTTAAAGATTTGTAATCGTGGCCTACCGCTTTGTTGCACTTTTAAGTATTCGTGGATTTGTATTTTACCTTGTATCCGATTCTTATCAGCCCTTCGTAGTTTATGACCTGCACGAATTAGGGACTCACCTACTGTTGGGCCTGTTGTTCCTGTTCTAGCCCACGCTGCCGTGTCTAAAACTCCTTGAACAGAATACGGATCGTTTAACTCCATCTCTGTTATCCTACTGCCTAAGTCTACTCCTGTCAAACCTTTTTGATATAACTCTCTATAAATAATTAAAGTTCCATCTGAAGAATCAACTGCTCCCCATATACAGGAGCTTTCAGAAGCATAACCATAGTCAATACCTTTTGTACGCTCCCAAGAGATAGGTATCTCAAAAGGAGTAATAACATGAACATCTGTTTCAAATTCCGTAAAGGCTGCGCCTTCATTAACATCCCAATTACCTTCTAGCAATTGTCTGCGCTGAGTTGGCGGCAATGCCTTTAGCATTTCTTCATACCGACCATCTAAAGCCAAGTATGGATTATCCTCTAACCTAGCAGGAATAAACTTCCTAGTTAAGTTATCTTCTCCTGTAAACGATTCATTAGGAGGATATGGATCAACGTATCTCTTCTTAACCCACGTAGCTCCTACGCCACCCGGATTAGCTGTACACCTCATGTAAGGTGTAATCTCAGGGTCGGTCGTTCTTAGGCGGGAAGCGAGATAATTCCATCCAAACTCAGTAGGTAAGTGAGTGATCTCGTCAAAACCAATCCAAGAATAGGCTTGGCCCTGATACCGATAAACATCAGCATCCCGCTCTAAGAAGCCGAACTCTACTTTAGCTCCACTAGGGAAGTTCCAAAGTTTTTCAACTTCTTTATACTTACAGCCCGGAAAGGCTTTTGGGTATAACTCTCTACTTTTATCTATAAGTTCTCTTAGCTCTGGCATTGAACGCCTAAGTATTAACGCTCTGTGTGCTGATCTATGTGCAAAGCGTAATGGGTCTATAAGCATTGCATAAGACTTACCACCACCTGCTGCACCACCATAAAGAACATCTCGTTCTGGTGCTGCTAAGAAGTCTGTTTGTGGCCCATTGTTAGGCTTAAATATAACATTGTTATTGACTTCTTCTTTTAAAGCTTTTGGAACTTGATCTAATACATCTTCAGTAACAACTTTATTAGTTGTTTTTTTCTCTAGCTTGTTTAATGTTTCTTTAGATGCGTTTAATGAATTTCTTTTTGCATCTAATCTTTGTTTAAGTTTATCTGTTGTTTTTTCTTTAGTACGTACTGCTCGTCTTGCTTTAATCTTTGCCTTAGTCTCTGAGTGGAAGTTATAGCCTCTACCTTTTGCACCCTTCGGCCTTCCGGTCTTTTTCCGGGGAGTACCATCTTTCTTGAGAACAAAGTTACCATCTTTATCCGTTAGGTAGTTCTCTGGGTTCTGTTTCCAATCTTCCATTTGCTATAATTTTCTTTAGCCCTGTATGGCTTAAAGACCTCCCGGTTTCATTTTCTATCCAAAGACTTCCTTCACGTAGAGATAATACTTCATCTTGTACTAGCTTTGCAATAGTTTTTAAAGTCTCTAATTGATTCTCTATAGGCTTTAAAGTTTTATTGTCTTCTGATAGTTCATATCCAAATGGGATAGTACTACTCGATCTCCGCTTTTGCATCTATAATAATCTCTTCTTTGGCCGGGAGTATAAACAATCCTCCTTCTAGTTTGTGATTAACATCAACTCTTTCTTGCTTGCCTAGTCCTGTTCTGTCTAATATAGTTTGTGCAGCCTGTAATCTCATGTTAGCTTGGGGAACTGGATTATTGGATTCCATTATATCCACTAGCTTCATTGCTGCTTTAGGTGCGGATTGAGCGAGTATGTTTGAGGCTAAGTCTATAATTTCATTTTTAAGTGCGTGTACAACTTGCCAATGTCCATTCTCAGAATATCCGGCTAACCTTGCAGCTTCCTTGGGATCACCTCCTGTTTCAACAAGATGGTCTAAGAAAGTTTGTTGTTTGGTTGTTAATTCTTTTTTCATAATATACAATATTATACAGTTATTTTCTAGGTTTGTCAAGTCCTTTATGTAATAAAGTGTAACATTATCTTGACAAAACGGCATTTCATGTGTATAATACTATAGAACCCACCGGGGTTCACTACATCCCCACAGCCCCGCTTAACGTGTACTCTTCCTTTAAGATCCTTTAGAGACTTTATAGTTCCGGCCTAAACTGGTTGACACTCTAAAGCCCTTCAAAATGTATATGTATTAGTATATATACTAGTGGGGGGTAGTGGCCTCCTGCGTACCCTTTACAACTCTGGAGGTCTTTGAATACTATCTAGTCTTTATTACCTGAAGACTATAGAACTCCGTAAGGAATTTAGTAAAAGACTCTGAAGGACTTTAAAGTTCTCAGAGAATTGACATCAGGTTTCCAAAGAATACTGTAAACTCTTGAGTCTCTATAGTAGTTTTTAAACTCTAAAGAACTTTAAAGATTACAACAACATAACCAATTAAGTATTAAATACATAATAATTTAAAAGAGTTTATAAATTTCTACGCACTTGAGGCTAAATCCCCAATATAGATACAGGGATTCTTAGGAGAGTTTTATAATTCTAAGATGGGCGTTAAGCCTATTATAACTCCAGAAGTCTTCCATTTCTTTAGCCTTGGAAGGTTCCGCGTTGAGGTGACACAGCCACAAAAACATCCATCCCCATTTAGAACTCCGCGCCATAATGATTTCTAGATTTCAGGTTGCTCTGAAGTCATTTGTTCGGTTGTATAATTCTGCCCTTGAAATTTAATTTATTGTCGTAATTTAAATACCCCCCAAATTGTGAGGGGTTTAAAATTCCTCTAAAACATAAATTAAATTTCAAAACAGGACACAATTATGACTACACAACCAAACAAAAACTACATGACTTCAGAGCAATTCATTAAGAAATCATTATTAGATAATAATCTGGACAAGAAAGATTCTCCAGATGTATCTATACTAAACGGTTGGGGATGGATTAACAGCGTGGCTTACAACGTCACCTCAACACTACTAGCAGATAATCCTGAGATTCAGCAGAAATATACCGGAAGAATTTATAGCAGGATGCGAGGAACTATAATCAGTAAAGTATCCACTGATGATAATCGCATCTCAGGTAAATCATTCTTCGGTATATTTCTTAATCCCAAGAAGATAAAAGGAAATGAAGTAAGGCTAAAGAAAACTGTTATGGAAGACTTCTGGAGTTACGGAAAGGGCTTAACGCTCAAAGAACTTAGCAAGTAACAGTTCTCCTTACAAAGAATCCCTGCTTTTTTAAGTGGGGATTTTTTTTGTTTATAGAAATTTATAATTTATAATATAAACAAATTATTAAAAAGGATTAAAGAAAAATTATTTTGTTATATAATCTGCTTGACATAAAAAAGCATCTCGGCAGGTGTGAGAGATGTTTTTTATTTTATATTGCAGAGGAACAAAATAATTTTTACTTTTACTTTAATAAGACACCCAAACCACCAGAGCGAGCAGCAACATTTTAAAATTTAAATGGCTTATAAAAATTATGATTACAGTTGACCGAAAATTATTAAAGTTTCTTGGGGTTGACAGCGATCTGGAATCCATGCTAGGCTGATTGATACCTGAGACAAGTACTTGATAACAAAGGAGTTTATATGAAAATTAAAACAAAAACTAATAAAAAAGATTACTTAACTTTGAATGGTGTTTGTGATTTAATGTCTCAGTCAACGCAAATTAAAACTAAAAAATTACAATCTAAGTTGACCGGATTTGAAGATATGAATTCACAGATTGAGAAGTTTTTTAAATCAGGAGGTAAAGTAAAAGAAATTCATTCAGATTCTAGAAGAATTCCTGAATGGTGTTGGTGGCAAGATGATTATCCAAAAAGTTATAGGAGATAAATAAAATGGCTACACCAGTTATATTAATAAAAAAAGTTTATTGGAATGGTTCAGTTCAAGGTTATAAACCTATGAATCGTTATGCTCTTCAAGTTTTAGATTTACTAGGTAAAGGCCGGACTAAATTTACTGTACAAAACATAAGAGATTTAGAATCTCTTGAATTTAAAATTGATACTGCGGAGGAAGGTTTATATGATGGGCTTTAGAGAAATGTTTGATCCAGTTATTTATTCTAAAAACATTTTAGATTATAAAGATCAATTAGTTTCACCTAAAATGGGTGATAAGTTTGCTGTTGATATTAATATTAAAAGTGGTCAAAGAATTTATAACGTTACTGTTGGCAGAAAATGGATGTATTTCAAAGAGATACATACTCAGGGAGTTGTTAAGAAATCTACTGCTGAAGGTAAAAGAATATTAAATAATAAATATTGGCAGTCTGCCAAATGGGATTGGTTTGAAAAGAATTGTACGCTAGAAGCCGGAGATAAAAGAAAGAAATCTATTTATAAAAATTGGAAGAAGGATTATTAACATGAAAGATTTAGAAGTCTTTGGATTAGCTGTTACTATTATGTTAGTTGGATGGTTAATATGGTGTTTAATTTAGGAGATTACTATGGATGATTCAGATCACGATACTTTAATGGAATTAATGGAGGAAATATATAATGGGTAAAGTAATAGATTTTAATAATATAAAAAGTAAAAAAGATGAAGAGGAAGTAGATAAACAAATAGATCAAATCAATACGGCTCAAACTGCAATAGCTATGATACTAGGTAAATTAGATGTTGGTTTTTTAGAAGGAACTATAGCTATGCAAATGTTAGTGAATAGAATT